ATTGCTTAATGGTTGCAAGCATCCCTGCAGTATCATACCATGTGATTTTCACATCATCCCAATTCACAGATTTAGCAAATTTATATTCCAGAGAAGCACCCATCACTGTTTCTTTGGTGGTCGTAAACACTGGCAGAGTCATCTCTTTAACATTTACCAAGTGAGATCTTTGGCCTGAAGGAACATCACTGATAATCTGTTCTATTTCCCACGTATATGTATAATAATACTCCGTGCTTTCCGGCGCTGACGCGATCCCCGTGCCTCCTTCGGCATTAACAACAAATCCTGGCATTTATCCCACTTTCACTAAGAAGGTTGACTTTCAACAACCCTATCTACTTGCAATGTTATTGTAATGTCAGCAATAGCGGTTTCGGCATATTGAAGGTCTGATGGTGATACTTTAGATGGCCAGCAACCATACAACTGATATAACCAAAGCGAACTACCATCACCGCCCAGCATTTCTAAAGAACAATTCTTTCTGTAATCAGCGGGCTTAAATTGTTTTGAATTAGACGTATCAATCATACTATTCCGCCACCAATCATAAATGGCGGATGCCGTATCATCTTGTTGTCCCAAAACCACATCATATATGGTCATTTCTATCGGATTCCACTTGTGCTTCCCTGGCCTGTAGATTAGGTCTTGGCCACTATGCACTGTAATAACTTCTGCTTCAAAAGTTGGTCTTGTTACTTTATGAGCATATATCAATATATCTTCAAGCGGGTTTAATAACGTCAGCAAATATCTATGTCTTCTGCCAGTTTCAACAGTATTGGGCGGATTTCTTGCTGGATCCCCTCTACCATCTATCAAAAATCCTGGCATTATCTCTACCTATCTTTACCTATAAAACGGGGGGCCTGTTAGGCCCCCCTTAAATCATGGCAAGTCAATCAAAATACTTACGATTTAAAGCGAATTGCTCTGTCATATCTTAGTGTTGCTTCGCAAGTTAAAAGGTCAGTGGAAGAGTAATCTAATTCTTGAAAGTTCACAGCAGACGGCCAGCAACCATACATATTCCATTGCTCGTTCGAATTGCCCGCGCCATCTGTAACCGATAATTGCGCATCTGACTTATAAGCAGAAGGAGTGTTGACTATAACGCTCTGCAAATCAGTAACACTTCCCAACCAATTATAAACTTCTCCAGAAATATCCGGATTTTGCTCCGAATCATACCAAACCAACGTAATTGGATCCCAAGACTGCTTACCAGCAAAGTAAGCGACTTCCTGGTTATGGTGCATTTCTGGTTCTTCAAATTTAAAACTCGGCCTAGAGGCAGACTGTAAGATCAACAACGCTTGAGGGCTAACCGGCCCCAACGTTTCAAACAGCCATCTGTGTTTACGTCTAATTTCTATGGTGTTAGACGGACCACCTGGGTCACCACCAGCACCAACAACATTAAAACCTGGCATTTAAAATCCCTCCAATGGGCTATTATTTATGCGTTTGACACAACACCACCAGCAGCAAGAACTTCTTCAGCAGAGAAACTTGCGCCGGTGCGGAGAATTACAAGATTCAACACAACAAATTCAACAGTACGAGTAGGTTTAAGGAAGATTGAAACCCACAATTCGTTTCTGTCAATTCTTTCTGGAGTGTTGTTAGTTTCGTCGCAAACAACCTTAAATGCTTGCAACCCTCTCCTCGCTGTGATATCAGCCAAAAACGGATTAACAGTGTTTCTAACTTGCGACCAAAGAACTGAATCATTAGGTTCAAAGACAAAATTTCTGAGTGTTCTTGTGAGATTCTTCTTTAAGAAAATCAACAACATCCTAACATTCACACGATCCAAAGCAGATGATGTCCTCTTGAGCGTCCTCTGTCCCCAAACCGTAATTCCATCCTGCGGGAATTTGACAAGTGGGTTAACAGCATTGCCAGAACCATAAAGAGCATCCCGCTCGCCTTGAGTCGGAGAATATTCAACATCCAAAGCCGTCAGCAAATGACCGCGCTGCAAACCAGCTGGGGCAAACCACTGTTCTCTTTCACGAGCTGTGCGTGAGAAAACAGCAGACACATGACCAGACGGTGGTACCCAGACTTCCTGGCTGGAAAACTGGTCGAAAATTTTGACCCATCCCCAGTATAGCGCACCGTAGCTACTGTTAATAGCAGAGGAAACGTCAGACAATAGCATTCCATTGTGCCAATCGATAGCTTGTTGTGGTCGAAGCCCAAACGGAGGATCGACCAGCATCAAGACATCGCCACGGCTTTCACACATTTGCAATCCAGTGCCAATGACAGCACCACTAGAAAACCCAGGAATCGCCAGTAAGTTAATATCAATGGCTTCTGGGTTTTGGAAGGCATAAATGCCGGAATTGGTCGACGGGTTACCAATAACCGCAGAATCCAATTCACTGGAATGAGCTGGGTCAGCCGGAATTCCATTTTGCATGCCACGGAACGATTTGTTGAAAAACTGCGACGGTAATCTAACAGCATATGCATTGGTGCCAGTAACAACACTTTTGTTGTTGTTCAAGAACGCTGGCCGCGATTCCCAATTAATAAACTGATTACCATTTGTTCCGCCAAGCGTGGTGCCTTTATTGACCAGATTGCCTATGTATCTTTCGTCTCTCTGATCAAAAGTGAAATCATTTAATGTTTCAACAACGGCACCGAATCGATCTTTAACAATCAATCTGTAACGACCAGCTGTTTCACCAACACCTTCCAAAAATGCTTCTAGATCCATTGAATGAGCATTGGTGCCAGCATTATCGCCTAACCATGTGCCAGGTGAAGTAGCAACAAACCATCCAACGATGTTTGCAAAGTATCCAGTGTCAGACGTGCAGGTTGCACTAAGGGCGTCGGTTTCACAAGACAATGGAGTTGAAGCATCAGTCTCACCAGAAGCAGGCAACACCAACCGGTTATCGCCAAACCCCCGATATGATTTCCGGTATGGGAAACTAATGTCAAGTTCTTCCGCAAATCGCAATGTGCGAATATTCGAGTAGTCTGCCGCCATTTGCAGGGTATCAAATTGTCTACCAGCTGTGGTAACAATCACAATCTTTTTTGATCCGTCAGGAACTGTCAATGCAAATGAGTCAAACAGCGTCTCCCCAGCAACCACGCCAGCCACATCGATAGATGCTGCTAAAGCAGCTTCAGTTTGATCATTGCCAACAGGCACATTAAACTGCACTCGTTTAGTAGTCAACCCAGAGACAGCGGAAGTGGCTGTTGTTGGAGAAAGCGATGAAGAAGCCGCAGATCCCACTAAATCAAGCACAACCCGATTGTTCGAAGTAGAAATATCATATGAACCGCTAGCCACGCTAATTAAATGGCTTCTTGGAATATCATAGGCCCATTGTTCTGTTCCTGCTTCCAGCGCCCATGCTTTACTAGCATTTGTGCCGCTTATAATCTGAACTCTTGCACCAGCAGTAGTTGTACGAATTTGAGGAATGCTGGTTCCATCTGCCAACTCATGGGACACCATCGAGTAATCTTCACTCGACAATAATGCATTGAATGCGGTCACAAAAGTGTCAAGATCAGAATAAGTAGTAGAACCAAACGTGTACTCTGAGCCAGCAACGCCATCCACGGCCAATTTGAATGACCTGTTGTCCGGGACAACACTAAACGAAAATGTGTCATTTACTTGTAGCACGCCAGACGTAACATTTGCCCTGATCGAAAGCCCACCACCAATCGAAACCCAATTCGACACGCCATCGACTTCACCACCATCGTCGTCAAGCTCATTCAATGTTCCATCTGCCACAACTTCGCCATCACTATTTCTGATGACTTCGAATGTTGCGCCATCAACTTTAGCATTGTCAGAAACATTTGGAGAACCAGTAATGATCATCACGAATGAATCATCAATAGCACCTGTGTATGTGCCAAGAGTATTCAAAGTAGCAGAAGTAACTCCGAACGTGCCAGCGTCTGCAGAATCATGGTAAGTTATGCCAGTAACAGACGCAGCATGAAAAGCCATTGTGTTGCTAGAATTGATTTTGGCCAGATTGATTTTTCCGTAATCAATCCCAGTAAACAAAGCAACCCTGCCCCAACCTTGATTTCTATTTCCAGATGTGTCAATAGAAATGTTCTGCAAGGCAGTTACTTGGCCTGTGTCATATTCTACTCCAATTCGCATAACATATGCTGCATTGCCTTCTTCCATGTATGAAAGAACAGCATACATCAAATAACTATCGGTAAATGGATCGCCGAAAGTATCAATTGCCTGTTGCGAATTAGTAACAAGCGTGGGCACATTCATAGGCCCCTTCTGTGCTGTCCCTATAAACGCTGGGCGCAATGGCCCAACTGCCGCTGGGATAACACTTAGATCTATCTCTCGTGGGAAAACCCCAGGACTTAGATAAACTGCCATTTGGTTACTCCTAACACTCTATTTTATCAGTTACTGATATTTTTGCCGAGAAAATTAAGAAGTCAAAATTTGTTCTTGATTTTCTAACGACTCACTATCATAGGTTACTTTCAACATTCCTCTGGCTACTAGATTCTTAACTTGCTCATTCAACAAGAAGCTTTTAGGTAACAACGCATCCTGACCTGGCGACAATCTCACTTGTTGTTCATTTTTAAAAAAATCACCGCCAGGCGCACGCACCTGTAAAGCAACCATTTGTGGGCTGTCATTGTAAATTCTTACAACGTGAGTTTTTTGCTTAGCCATTGTTGTGTACTCCTTTGATTATTTGTTAATCAGGATGACGTCCGAAAACTCCTGACGGTTCTCTATTAAACGCAGCATCTGTAGTCGTTTGTACAGGTTCTCTCCAATGTGGTGATCCATATCCATGACCACCTTGCGAAGCTAGCAAAACATGTCCGACTTTTTCATTTAATGTCGTAGTTCTGCCAACCACAGTTGGTACAATTTCTTCTGGAATTGGTAGCCACGCTTCTGCTGTAAAACTTGCTTCATATCTTACATTTGCGTGCTGATCATATCCCGTTTCTTTTTCACTAGCATCAGTCGAACCACCAAACTTCATTTGTATATTTCCCTGAAGTTTACCATCAAACATCCTAAATTCAGCAAGTGGATTAAACCTAGTTAATATTTGATATAAAATATATTCCGCGTCCCGTTTATGTTCTGTCCAAATTGTCAAAGTGTAATTTACATTATACGGCACAGGTCGATAAACTTTAGCAACTAAAGTTTTTCTGGTGTTAAGATATCTCTTAGCCATAGGAACATACGGAGGGCTAAACTTGTCTGGATTATATTCATGCCCCTCTCTGTTTATAGCCGCCAACGGTAATCTAGCTCTACCTTCCTTCAAATCATCGGCCCAAACCAACAAACTCTTATCACCACCAGCCACCTTAACTCGCATAAACCTATATGAATCTTTCGTCGGAACTCTAATACCAGACCAATACTGTTTTATAGTATCATCTAATGATCTAAACCCAGGAATTAAAAATTCTTCTACATCAGATGGATATGCTAAGAAATCAGTGCCATCGAAGGGATTGCGGCCAGCGCCAGAATGTCCTAGTTGCCTTACTGCGGGGATTTCGCTCATCCCCTGTGGAATTTGGCTACCAAAATCCTTAGATTGTACTGTGTAATCAGAATTAAAATCATAAATAGGCATTACTTAACACCATTAGAGCGTAACATTGATATCAATGAACTTGGGTTTTTCAAATCATTCATATAATTCAAAACTTTTTCAGACATTTCTTCATTTTCTTCTTCATTCACAACTGCTGTCCCGTGAATGAAGAAATCTATTTTAACACCAGTTTCTTTTTTCCCTTGTGGTTGCCCAAGATCAACTCTGTCTTCTAACAACGTACCAATGTCTTCTGCTATACCTTTAGCCAAAGCATTCAATATTGAATGCTGTTTTACTTTGAATTCTGCACTAATTTGCCCTCTGATAGCCTCAGAGGCCCTCGACATATCTGCCATTAGTTTTGATCCTTTCTTCGCTAGGCATATCTTCTTCTGGCCTAACAGTGATGTCAGCGGCCAAGGTTTCAACGGTACATGTTAGATATAACCAATGATATCTAAAATTTCCACTTGGAGTAACATTAATTATCCTAAAGTTTTTGGGGCTTATCGCAGCTGCGTTGTAAGGCAACTGAACCACATCACCAGCCCGGAGCATCCTTTCGCCAAATTGATCGAAAATCTGAAAATGGCTGAAAACTACTTCTGTTTTGTTCTTAGTATCGGCACCCCACTTAGCCAATTCAACTTCTATTGGCTGCGGTTTAAAGAATGCCTTCATAAATTCTGGATTCCAATAAGTTGGATCTGGATCTTCATCCCACACTTCGTCATAATCAGCATTGTCCGTTCTGATATAAACTTTAATTTCTGCTCCTGATATGTTTATCTGTTCATTGGCCAACAACCTTGCTAATTTTAAATCAGCACTCTCAGGATTATGAATTTGTATAGGGGAATGACGCTGCTCTACATCAGATCTAAAACTCTTTAATATAGAGTTAAATCTGTCGGCAGACAATCCACCTGTATCCTGAGCGAACTGATGTATCATATTATTCCTCCAATTTATATTTGGACAGAATAAACCATATGTTTAGAAAATTATATAAAACCAACCAATATTCAATTTCAGCGTATAGTACCTTCCGCCACATATGGATTGGCGGGAGGTTTAGGTGTACTTGCAAAATCTGGGGATGGACAAAAACCAGTTCCAGCAATATCGCAATGATCATAGCTCGTCGTAGTAGTAGTGGCAGTCGAAGCTACAGTTCTTAACATATTATAGTAATCTGGGTATTTTGGACAAACATCTTTACCTGAGCCGCATTCAGTTTTTATCGTTGGAAGAACAAACCATTTCTTCCTAACATGTCCAGAACCAAAATTGTGAGAATATAACGTATAAGAGCCAGGAATTGCCACAAGGGCATCCTTTAGATCTACTAACGCACCATTACAAGTCGCAGCCCTATTCAATGCATCCGATGTCATAGCAGAAGTAGGTTCACAACCAGGAATTAATATCTGATCAGTGCCCATAACTTCAAGTTGATGTCGTAATGTAATACCTCTAGACATGATCACCACACCGTTATGCTTAAAGGTTCACCTAATTGATTAGCTTTCTCAATAATTTCCTCTTTTTCCTTTATGCCCTCACTTATCAAATCAGCGCCATCATAGTTAACAGAACCACCATCGGGGGTTGGTATACCAGTAACCTTACGTCTGGCACTACCGACCATCACTTTAGCTTCTGCCAACATCATGTCAAACGCCAACTGCTTTGCTTGCGGACTCCTAAAATGATTTATCACTGGCGTATAAAGAACAACTACAGGAAAGGCACCTTTTGGTGTTGGATACAATCTGATCAATTGATCCTTGGATTCGCCATCAACCTCCCCAATAACTTCCCAATGACCTTCAGTACCCAAAACTTTTTGGCTAAATTTTCTGTACGCTTGTAATAAATGATAATCAGTCAAAATGTTTTGAACACCAGAAATATTCCCAATATTGAACAAGAAAGATTCAGCGCCGAAAACATCGTCTATTCTTGTCGACACTGGGTCCCAAGAAACTTCTTGTATCCAATAGGCATCCGCTGGCATCGGATAAGTAGATTTTAATGGTTGTGTGTAAAACAAAGCTATTTTTTGTTCTCTAGGAAAGTATCCAGCAATAAAATCGCCAGCCACAGTTAATATCGAGTTCCATTGGTCTTCAGCAATTTCTACTTCAACTATCGGATGTCCTAATTTCGATAGGACATACTTTTTCATAGGTTCAGGATTTACTTTTAAAACAGCTGGCAAATCAGCTGGCGCAATAATTGCCATGTTATATCCCCTTCCAATTAGATCCCAAATTTCAGCTCTTGTTTTGTGGGATAGCACGAATCTGGTAGTCTTTCAGCAAAGATGTCTGTGCTTCCATTCGCAACCCTCTTTGCATATTCTCTTATCCTAGCGTCTACCATCCTCTGAAAGCCCCTCTCGCCTGCTTCAATTGTGCTCATTGGTGCAATTGATTCATCGCAATTTGGAAAAATATCTAAAGACATTGTTAGCTCACTATCGAGGAAAATGATGGCCCCTGTCACCCCAAACAATACCAGAATACTCAATTCTAAATATTTTGTACGTAATGCTGCTAGGAAGACCAGCCGTGATATTCGTCTCCAAAAATGTCTTTAACGCCTTTACTTCAGTTTCTATAGTTGATGTTGGGTTGCCACCCGACTCCCACGGATGTGCGCCGCCAGCCCTGGTAATTGTTTGGCCAGCATGCACCAGTGTCGTATCAGGATGTGGTTGATTATTAGCGCTTGATGAAGTATAAAATCCAGTAATGCGTACTTGCGGAGGAGCATCCCCAAACTGTGGTACTACCGCCCCACCATATGACAAGTCACTAAACCTACTACTAACACTGCCAGTTGGGCCTGCATCACTACCTCCATATGACTGACCGCCAGATGGTGTGGCCACATTGATAGTATCGCCACTACTCCATCTTTCAGTGCCAACTTCGGCATCTACCACAGCATCACTAATCAATGATGCTACTCTCTGCAATTCTCTCATGTTCTCAGTTCTCTTACCCGGTCGCTGCGGGAAGATTTTAATGTGAACAGTGAACGGAACTTGTTTTGACATTATTTTACCCTTATATTATAAGTCTACAATAATTTTGACACAAACCGTCTGCTAATCTAAAATTAAGATTAGCCATCATTAAATGCTGGATCTACTACACATGGTAATTTTTGGGGTGAACTTTTTACAGAAGCAGACAATGCCGCATGCGTCACACGTTCTTTAACAGCGACAATTTGGATTTGCGCCGCCGCATCGGTGAAGGCAGAAATGATGTTTGCCATCGTCAATGGAACGTCTTGCGTTCTTGTAAGTTCTATCCCACCAATTACATATGCTTGAGCAGTCGCCAATGATATATTGTTGTCATTAAGGTCATGTATCCTTAATAATATATCTCCGGCATCACCCAAATCACCGGCATTTTTACCAGTATAAGTGCCTAAATTTTCGTTAGCACCTTCTGTGAGAGCAATTTTCTTATTTGTAAGAGTCGCGGAAGATGCAAACTGCTTCGCAACATTATCCCACACATAATTGTCGGATAATCTTTCAATTGAAGCCACCAGGCTCATCCCGGTCACATCTGGATAACTAATATTAATTGTCATAGTTTATTTTTGAATTTTGACAATAAACAAAATCATGATTTATTCAAATGAGGTAACTCACACTTAGGAATATTGCATTTATCACATATTTCTCCCCATCTATCTGACAAATCCTCAAATTTATATATTTCCACCCCTAAATCTTCACCATAGTCGCCTTGAGTAAACCATTGTGTAGTATGTTTCTGCCAATTTTCTCTTATCCATTCTTTATAGTCATCTCTGCATATAAGTTCTCTGACCTCTGGGTGAGTTCCAGGTTTTTCGCAATATCCACGATTTCTAAGTTTTTCCACCCAACTGAATATGCTTTCTATTCTTTCTTGCATGGGTCTGTGTATGGCAAATCTATAAATATCATTCCACTCTCTAATATAGCCTTTCAGGACTGTGGCTCTCTGGTGGCCCTGAACTCTTTCGAATTCTTTGTAAACATAAGGAACTGTACTAACACAAGTTTGAATGCCATAACCTATGCAATTAGAAGCAATTGCATTTTTAACAGAATTGCCCCCAGTTCTAGGGATATGGATAAAAACTGCTCTTCCAGGCAAGTAAATCATAATACTTCACACATCCAAGATGGATATTTTTGTATCGTTATTCCCACCATTCTCATGTTACCATCTTGTATTTGTTCATTTACAGCTCTGATCACCCCAGCCTTCCAAACTTGAGGGTGGCTCATGTAATCATGGCCCATTATGATTCCACCTTTTTTTACTTTATAAAGAGCATTTTCCAATTCTATTTGAACAGTTTTGTAATCGTGGAGAGAATCTAAATAAACCCAATCTAAAGAATCATTGTCTAAACTATATAAAAAATTGCCGCCATATTCTCGATGCAGTTCAACTTTCCCCTCTTTTATTTCTTCAGAAAATAATTCACCTACCAACTTTCTATGATCATCATACCAAAGTTCTGGTGTATCTATTAAACTTACCAAATGACTTCTTTCTTCCCAAATATCGCAGAGATAAAGTTTAGAGGGTTTTAGTATGTGCCATAAAAGTGTGGCGTTAAAACCTTTACACACACCAATCTCAGCACCCACGCCGCCTTTAGGCAAGCTTAGATACATCTCCATGTGCGTTTCGTATTCTCTTATTTTGGACATATTACAAGCTTCCCGCTTTTTTCTCTTATTTTTACGGCTTCTGCCATTTCACTTTCTACAAAGAACCTCGCGTCAGAGTTGACATACATATCCGCTTTAAATGTGGATGCCTCTTCAACATGATTTTTATTTCTAATTTCTTCTTTATCTGTCGGGTACATTTCAAGAAATCCATAATTGATGTCGTGCTTTTTCAACCATCGCTCAGTAATATCTCTATACTTTTCCAATCTAGCTGTAACTATCCCCATGCATCTAGTTTTCGGAATCCTATGATAAAAAGGGCTTACATTAGTAATGTAATCAACATACTTATCTTCATCATTACAAACTTCTAATGGGACATTGGGGCAAAATATTCCATCAAAATCAAACAACGCATGCTTTATATACACACAATTAAAAAGGTTCCATTCTAAAAGATGAGGAGCCTTCAATTCTCTGGCATAAAAATCTGGCTTAAATTGAGATTCAGGTCTAAAATAAATGCAAGACGAATATATATCCTCTAATAACTTACCCTTCATTCCCTCCATTGCAGCCCCGGAATAAATAGTATCATCTATGACCAAAAGCCTCCCGTTGGTACCCTTGTGATTCGACATTCTACCACCACCGAATTCGAATCCTCCAGAAAGTGGATAAAGATCACCCAATGGGCCTAACGTATACATCGGCAGACTTAGCCACATTGCGACCATACTTGCTGGTAGCATCCCAGACCTTGGTATACCCAAAACTCCTTTAATATCCAACTCCGCTACCTGTGGTAAAAGCAGGTCCCTGCAATCTTTTATCAATTGAGAACTGGTTATATACTCTGCGTCTAAATAAATTTCCTGTTCTTTTTCTATTCTATTCTTTTTCTTTTCACATTGTTTTTTATACCACATTCTTTCTTTCGGTGTGGCATTTTGACACCACTGCCAATTCGGCGGATCATATGTCATTTCTTGCCCAAAGAAATCACAAAACCCTGATTGTGGGCACTGACACTCTTCAACAATTTGTCCCAAATTCAATCTTTCCATGGGTGCCTTTTATTCAACAAACATTTCGTATGCTGACCCTAAAATTCTAACTATCTTATGATCTGCTTGTACTGGAGAACCAGAGCTACCATCTCCATTGGGTAAATCACAAGGTGAATCATCGCCAGTGCCCGCCGTATCATATAAATATTTTAATGTCATTATAGGAGCGCCTGACGTCTCTCCGTTCACTCCATCATCACTTATGGCCGTAATGACATATACATATGTTGACAAAACAGTGCTACTGGCACCTGCGGCCACTTCTCTTTTTTCAACATATGCATAATCTCCAATATCAGCAGCCGACGCATCCATCCCCGTATCATAAGTCACAGTATAACTTGGACCTGACCCAGAACATGATCCATCACTTGACATTTCCAAGCTGTTTATAATAACCAAATGGTTTCTTAGATTGGCCATTAGTTTGGTAAATCCTGTCCTATAATGAACCCATCGAATGCGGTTCCCGCGTTATTGGTGCAAAGAAATCCGTAAACATCTGTGTGTGACACACTCGTAGACATGGTCGGAGTAACATTCCCAGCCCATCTTACTGTTGCCGCAGCGCCACCCGTAGTATAATCAACGTCAGTCCAAGCCACGGTTTTTGCAGAAGAGGCGTGTTGTGTTATACGTAATAAGAATCTTTGTCCCCTTTTAGCGTTTGTGAATTCAAACTTAGTCACATTAGCGCCAAGAGATATATTATGATAGTTACCTTTTTTCAAGTCTAAAGTCACAGTAGCATCTTCTGCAGTTGGCGTATCATTAGCTGGGACAGCCTCTTGGACATAATTGACACCTACTAAATGGAGCCTGTCTTCGCTTTCATCAAACAATGTGTAAGCGCCAGCGGTAGCACCAAACAGCTTAACGTCATACCCTGTATCATCAACACCAACCGTAAGAGTGCCATCAAGCTGAACAGCACCATCAATATCAACAGCATCTAAGTTTGTTGTGCCATTAATGTCAGCGTTACCCTCTATGTCTAACGAAGCACCATCAATTTCTCCAGTTACTGTTATTGAGTCAACAAAAGCATCTTTCCACCGAACTCCAGTAGTACCTAAATCAACATCACTGTCAGACTGTGGGCCGAAGATATTATCCGCAAGGTAAACCTGTTCCACATTAGCTGCGTAAAAATGAATCTCGTCGGCGGTTTCAAAGTCAATCTTAGTCTGGTCATCTTCACCAATTTTAATATCAGTAGCTAACAGAGATGTAACCGTGGTTAAAGCGGCATCAAGAGCAACAGTCATGGTGGCGGTGCTACCTGAAGTGGTTATGCCATTGCCACCGGCAACAGTTAGGTTTACATTGGCCGTAAGGTCTTCTGCCGTGCCTGAGTCACCTGCCAAGGTAACGCCTGTTATATCACCACTACCGCCACCACCAGAAGCAGCAGCCCAAACAGCATCGCCACTAGCATCTATTGTCAAAACTTGATCTTCGTCACCGGCTGCTAATAAAGCTGGATTTCCACTAGCATCTCCAACAATAATCTTACCGCGAGCAATTCCAGCTAATTCCGCAATACCAACGGCATTGTCGGCTATATCAAGGGTTATAGCGGCAGTTTCAGATCCGCTATTCGCTACGGTAATAGCGCTATTTCCAGCATCAGCTATAGTAGCAACATAGTTTCCAGTAGTATGCGTACCAAGAGTGATAAGATTATTTAGGGTGGTTGCTCCAGTACCGCCTTGATCGACAGCAATGGTTGTTCCCTCCCAAGTACCAGTAGCAATAGTCCCTACGGTAACAATGCTAGAACTACCAGCAATTGGGGAATAAAGTGAACCTAAAGCAGTACCACCTAAAGTAATGGCATCGGCCTCAAGAGTGCCATCAAAATCGCCATCTACCGCATCGATATTGCCTTTGAAAATTGTGGCCGTAACTGTACCAGTGCTTGGGTTGTAAGTGAGATGCCCATCAGACTCCAAACCTAAGTTTCCGCCATCTACATCTCCGCCAGCAGTAAAGGCAATGGCGTTCTCTTCATTTGTGCTTTCGTTGTCCGTTATTGTAACCGTGGTAGCAACCGTGGCGGTAT